TAGAATCGGAGATGCAGATGTAACCCACTGTTCAGGCATGTCTAGAGAGGAGGGTTCAGAGAATGTTTTTGTAAATAGCATTGCGTGGAGTTGTCAAGGTCATCTCAATACACCGCATCTTAAACCTCAGCCACCTCCTCCTCCTTGTATAATACATACCGCTCCTATTGCTAGTGGTTCCTCTACAGTTTATGTTAATAGTGTTGGTGCTGGAAGAATTGGCGACGGCATAAGTGGATGTACCAGTGTAGCTGAAGGGAGTGAAAATGTCTTTGCGGGGGGATAGGAGAATTAGATGGTAGATTTTTCTGCGCCCAATCTTTGTGGTGCTAATTCAGAGTTTAATAAACTCATGTCTAAGTTTGACGATATCAAGAAACTTCTATCTGATAATATTGAGGCAGCCGCTGGTGATCTTGCAGCTGCTTTAGATATAGATATGGACGTTTTGGACGTTAATTTAAGATTGTTGGTTGCAAAATTACCCTCTATTGGATCAATTATAAATCTTCAATCTGAAATAACTTCCCTACTTGAAATGAGTCCAACAAGTACTGCCTACATAGACAAAGTTGCAGATTTGGCAGATAAGTTTGGAATAAGTCTCTCAGCAAACGGTTTTAGTTTAGATTCTCTCATTAGCGGTGCTGCTTCAGATTTAGCAGCAGGATTAGACCTTTGCGGTAATGTTCCAAATTTTGAATTGCCGGCAAATGCAAGTGAAGCGGTACAAAAGGCAAAATCCGTATTGCAAGCTGTTACTGCACCAGAAAAGGAAATAAAGAGTATAGCAAAAGTTCAACTTAATAGCGCCATAGCGGCTACACAAACTGTGATGCTTGCCAAAGTCGCATCATTTACCATAACTCCATCAACAGCTGAAGGTGTTATTTCTGGAATATTTAAAACTGCAACTAAAACTAATGTAATTAGTTATCCAGCAGGAATTACCGTTAATGCTATTACACTTAAAAATATAATTTCAACAACTAAGACACTACGTGCAAATTATGCTCCAGAGGGTTTTACTGATCAAACAGAAAACTTTATAGAAGAATTTGATTCTGGTACAGGTACATTAACTGAGACTCCAGTTCGCATTGCTTCAGTTCGTGCATATTCTTCTGGCTATCCCCCACCCCCTAGTGAATATGCGGGAAAGAAAGCAGTGTGGGTAGAACCTTTTGACCATTTTGGTGAAAGTGATACCATATACAGTGGTGAAGAGTGGTTTTACGATCTCAAAGGTAAAAATATAACAATAGTTGATCACACTGGAAACGCAATAGGAAATATATCTAAACTAAAAGTTAATTATCATTACCTATCTAATTATGATCCCCGCTGGGTCGCAGAAGAAGTGTAAAAATATTTAAATTGATGAAAGGAAAATTATGTCATCCGTAAATAGAAAATTGGCCAACGCAATTCGTAGGGATAGAGCCCTTCTGGATATAAATTTAATTAAATGGAAAGCATGGAAAAAAGGAAAAAAGATATTTATTACTAAAGAAAATCCAAATTCCAAAGAAACTAATAAACCTTTTATTAGAGTGCCTGCAACAGATGTTTGGGGTAAATATATGCCATACCAAATGAGAACAAAATCGGACAATGACTTATAAATAATAAGAATAGGGGTTTATCTTTATGGCATTATCAGACCAAAAACAAGCATGGCAGAACCTTGAAGCTTACACTGATGCTCAGGGACAAAATGAGTCCGGCCGTAGTGTACGTATTTACTCTGATCTTGATTTATTTTTTGGTCAAAATAATAGAACGAAAGATATAAATGTTTTAACTGATGTGCAAGCTGTGAAAAGGTCAGTTCGTAATCTTATTTTGCTTAATGCTTTTGAAAAACCTTTTCATCCAGAGATAAGTTCTGGTGTGCGGGAAACTCTATTCGAAAATATGACTCCAGTAACAGCAATCATTCTTTCTAGGCACGTTGAAGATGTGATTAGAAATTTTGAACCTAGAGCAGAGTTAGTTGGAGTTAGCGCTTTTCCAAATTTGGATACCAATACGTATGAAATAACAATAGAATTTTACATTGTCAACACCCCAACCGAATTGGTAGTACTAACGCTACCCTTAGAGAGATTACGATAATGGCAACTAACCGAAGTTTAGATATCACCGAGTTTGATTTTGATGATATAAAAGCAAACCTAAAAACATTTCTTAAAGCTCAAACTGATTTCAAGGACTATGATTTTGAAGGTTCTGGAATTAATATTCTTCTAGATACTCTTGCATACAATACGCATTATCTAGGATTTAATATGAGTATGTTGGCAAATGAGATGTTCCTAGACAGTTCAGCTTTACGATCCAGTATAGTTTCTCATGCGAAGACTTTGGGATATGAAGTGGATTCTTGTAGAGCTCCTACTGCTATTATTAATGTGATTTTAAATGATCCTGCTAAAAGCACCGCTACAATGTCAGCAGGAACTATATTTACCACTTCAGTTAATAATATAGAGTACCAATTTGTAACTACAGCAGATGTTATTGCAACAACTACAGGAATAGAAGTTCCATTTAATGATCTTAAAATATATGAAGGGACATACGTTACTTCACGATATATAGTAGATTCAAGCGATGTTAGTCAGAGATTTCTTTTAACAGATAATAGATCAGATACGACAACTCTTACGGTTAAGGTACAAAATTCTACTACAGATACGACTACGACAACCTATACCAGAGCCACTGACATAACTCAACTAACAGGCACATCTGAAGTTTATTTCTTACAGGAAGTAGAGGCTGGGAAATTTGAAGTATATTTCGGCGATGGCGTTGTAAGTAAGGCACCATCTGATGGGAATGTAGTTCTTCTTCAATATGTTGTAACAAACAAAGCAGATGCGAATGGTGCAACATCCTTTTCTGCATCTGGAGCAATAGACAGTGTTACAAATATTACCGTCACTACCGTTAATGCGGCAAGTGGTGGCATAGAAGCAGAAAGTCTTAATTCCATTAAATTAGCTGCACCTCTGGACTATGCTTCTCAAGGACGATGCGTCACATCAGAAGATTATAAAGTATTTGCTAAGAAACTTTTTCCTCAAACGCAAGCTGTTCAAGTATTTGGAGGAGAGGGTGGTTCTTATAATCCAAACGATGGTGTAACAAATACTCCAGAATATGGTAGAGTGTTTATTTGTATAAAATCTACTACAGGAAATAATTTGACAACAAGTCAGAAAGATCAGTTGGTTTCAGATTTTCGAAAATATAATGTAGCTTCTATAACTCCTGTCATTGTTGATCCTGAGACAACTTTGATTTTTTTGAATATAAACTTTAAGTATGATTCGAATAAAACAACTAAAGAAAAGTCTACTTTGGCCAATGAAGTTGAAACAAAACTTAGTAACTATAATGAAACTGAACTGAAAACTTTCAATGAAGTTTTCAGACATTCTTATGTATCAGGTATTATTGATGATACTGATACTTCTATTTTGAGTAATGTTACTAATGTTACTTTAGCAAAAACTTTCGGACCTACATTAAATTCCTCAGTAGCATATAATGTATACTTCAACAATGCTTTATATAATCCACACTCCGGCCATAATGCATCTGCTGGTGGTATTATTACCTCTTCTGGATTTAAGATAAGTGGTGACGCAACTAACGAACAATTTTTTGATGATGACGGAGAGGGAAATTTACGGACATATTATCTTGTAGGAAATGTTAGAACCTACACAGATACAACAGCAGGGACGGTTGATTATTCTACTGGAGCTATCAAGACTAATGCTATAAATTTAACTTCTGTTTCCAATGTTGATGGTCTTACGTCAACTGTTATTAGAATTACAGCAATTCCCTCTTCTAAAGATATTGTGCCCGTTCGCAACCAGATATTAGAAATAGATTTTGCAAATACCACAATAACAGGAGAATTAGATACTGTAGCAGTAGGTGATACAGGGGCCAGTTCAACTTATACAACAACTTCTAGTTATCCAACAACGTCGAGTTATTAAACATGGCACCTTTTGATGCAACATTTACGACAAAGATTTCTCCTTTAATTGAAGGTCAAGTACCCGATTTTATACAGGCAGATCATCCTAAATTTGTTCAGTTTCTAAAACAGTATTATCAGTTTTTAGAAGCAGCAGAACTGCTGCTTGATGGTGTTATCGATAATGTTGTTTTAGAAAACACAGACACACAATATCTATTAGATGAAGCCGGACTAAAGGTTGTAACGGAAACAGGAACAGGCACCACTGGTAAGTTTACTGAAGGGGAAA